AGCCGCTCCAACGTCGCCGACGGCGCCATGATCGCCCCCCGCAGGTTCCGCAGATCCGTCGCGAGCGCTTCCGCTTCGTGCCGGCTCTCGGCGAGTTCGCGCCGCACCTCGGCCACCTCCCGCCGCGCCTCCGCCGCCTCAAGACGCGCCCGCTGCGTTTCCTCCTGGAACTCCTGAACCCACTTCAACGACACATCCGACAGCCGGTCCGCGACCTCCGCCTTGCGCTGCCGACGACCCGCGAACGCGTTGACCAGCACCGCCAGACCGCCACCACCCATCAACGCCGACGCGACCCCCAACGCCGCAGTCAGCCACGGATTCACCCCAACCCCCGCAGATCGCGGCGGATCTGCCACGCCCGCCACAAGTTCGCGCACGCCCACGCCGCGCAGATCAACCCCGCCAGCAGGGCCCGCCAACCAAACTGAGCCACCGCCGCCACATACCAGACCAGCGCCGACGCGCCCAGCAGCATCGCCGCCTGCTCCAGCCGCAGCGACCGCCACGCCCCGACCAGACCGAGCACACCCGACGCGGCCATCCCCACCGACCAGACCAGCACCGCCCAGCCCGGCAGCGCCGCCGTCAGCGACCCCGGCGGTGGCGCGCCGACGATGAAGGCGACCCCGACCAGCAGCGACACGACGAGGAACAGCAGCTCGTGCGGTCGGTGTCGGCCGGCCAGGACGACGACTGGGCGGGACATGCGGGTCAGGAGTCCTCGGCCGTGTTGTCCGCCCGCACCAGCGCCGCCTGCCCCTCCGGCGACTCAAGCGCCGCGACCACGGCCGCCTGGTCGACGCCAAGCAGCGGAGCCAGCGCGGCGGCGAGCGCCGCCACGTCCACCGCCGGCGGCACCGGCGCCCGGGCGACCAGATCGGCGATCGCCTGCCCCGAGAACTTCACCGCCTGGGCGAGCTGACCGCGGTACGGTTCCGGTGCGGTCAGCGCCGCGTACCCGGCCGGCTGGATTCCGGCCAGCACGATCGTGCTGGTCCGATACACGATCTCGTCAATCTCTTCGCGCGTCACGTCGTCTCCCAATGCGATGTCGACGATCCGGGCCATCAGCGCGCGGTCGCGCAGCCGGCGCCGGTCGATGGTCAAATGCCAGTGCCACAGGTGCGACGAATCCGAGCTCGCCGCCCGGTCCCGCACGTTGTCCCAACCGTCGACGACCTGGTCCCCGTCGACGTTGCAGTACAGCTCGCGGACCGCCTCAAGCTCGCCGCTCTTCACCGCCGCCATCAGCCGCCGCGACTGCGCGATCATCGCCTCGACGTCGTCGGGCGTGAAGTCGACGCCGGCCACATAGCGGAGCTGGTCACCGGTCAGGCCGGCTTGCACGGTGTACGTGCGGTTCGTGCAGTACGCCGACTTGAGTAGCCACTCCTGCGAGCGGTGCGCGCCCCGCAGATGCGCCGCGTTGCCCTTCGTCCCGAACGCGTCAGCCGGGCGGCCAGTGCGCCGACACAGCTCGGCGCCCAGCCAGCGCAGTTCGTCGGTCACAATCTCGCGGCCCCAGTAGGGCTCAGCCTGCAACTGCGCCAGCGTCGGCATCAGCGCCTCCTACGGTCGGTGCCCGGTCAGTGCTGGCGACTCGTCGGGGATCGCCGGCCAGCCCTGCGACGCCCGGACGCCCCGGTACACCTGCCGGCCCATCACCGCCTCGCCAGCGGCAGTCAGGTGGATCCCGTCGGCGACGAAGTACGACGGCGAGATCGGCTGCAGGTCCACGATGCCGGCCAGCCGCGGCGCTGGTGGTGACGCCAGCCAGCCGCGGGCCGCGATGCACCTGAAGATGGCGTCATTGCGCATGCCCTCGCCGACGGTCAGCGCCGCGCTCGCCGGCGGCTGCGAGTACGCCAACCACGCAGGCGCCACCGCCGCCGAGCTCGCATCCAGGATCGTGCCCAGCAGCCGCTGATACCGGTCTTCGAAGCCCGGCACGTCGCCGGCGCCGGCCGCGCTGTCATTGGTGCCGATCGCGATGACGACCAGGTCCGGCTTGGTCGCGACCAGCACCGCGGCCATACCTGGCAGGGCGTCGGCGGTGCCCCAGCCACGGACTGCGTAGACGTCGAACTGCGCGTCGACGCCGGCGGCCGCGGCCAACGTCGAGAACTCCACCCGCCAGCCCGGGTCGACAGTGAGGGAGTCGCCGACCGCCAGGACGTGCAGCGGGGTGAGCGCGCGGGCCGGCGACGGCAACGCGAACAAGACTGCGGCGGCGAGCAGCAGCGCCACCAAAGCGCGCCTCATGACCCGGACACCCTAACCACACTCAACCTCCCGGTGACATTGAGATTGCCGCCGCTGGTCTGCGACGCGACGAGCTGGACCTGATCGCCCGCGGCGAGCAGCTTGGTGATGCCGACCGTCATGCCGAGCGTGGAGTTGGGGCTGGTGCGGGCGTCGTCGACTACGGAGGTGCCGTTGACCGTCATCTGGCAGGCCCGCGTGCCCGCCGCCGCCGCGGCGAACTGGATCCAGCCCAGGCAGGTGTAGAACCCGGCGTCGACAACCGTGATGAGTGTGCTCGGCGGCGCGAACATCGAGGCGTTGTCGAAATCCTCGGTGTCGAACGACACGAACACGCCGAGGCCGGCACCACCCACCACGGTCGGGGCGACCCCACGCGCGCCCGCACCCGGCGGATTCAGCGCGTAACGCACCGCATCCGCCAGCGCGCTGAGTTTGCTCGTATCGAGAACACCGGTGGTGAAGTCCGGCACGCGGGGAATCGTCACGCCAGCCTCCTAGAACGGGACCACGTCGGTGCCGTCGGTGAACGACTCGCCGAGCCGGAACCACGGACCCGCCTCGCCGGGTGCTGCGCCGATGACCGGGGCGGTGTTCCACACCACGTAGCGGGTGTCACCGCCGATGCGGTGCTCGACGCCCTCGATGACCAGCTCGGTCGTCCCGTCCGGCCACGCGTTCGCCCCGACCGGGGTACCGGTGATCCTGATGCGGTCGCCGATGGACCGGCCGAGGATCCGCCAACACTCGACGTCGGTGCGCGACACGAGGTTGAGGGTTAGCGTCGGCATCCGCTGCCGGACGTCCGTGTAGTAGGCGACAATCCACGTCGCATAGTTGCGGGGATCGTCGACGACTTGACTGTCCACAGTGGCCGTGAATGGTCTCTCCTGCACTGCGTCGACGCTGGCCGCGTCCTGCGCCCGGGCGGAGCTGCCGCCGGCGCGCGTCACGGTGGCGACGTTGCGCGGCTGGTCGGGCCGCCAGCGCGCCGGAGCCGTCAGCCAGTCGTACGGGATCTCGGTGACGGCGGGCGGGTGGCCACCCCACATGTAGTCGCGCCAGGCGACGGTCGCGGCTCCCTCGCTCGGCCGGACCGACGGGACCAGGTCCTCCTCGTCGAACGCCGAGCAGTCGAGGACGTACCGGGCCTTGCTGTGCGCGGTCATCCCTGGGCGTACCACAGCGACCCGGACGCCGACCCGACACTGGTGCCGGTCGGCCAGTAGACGAGCTGCAACACCGAGTTGTCCCAGACGACCGGCAGGTTGAGGCCGGTGAAGCTTTTCACGTAGCCGGTGTTCGAGGCGGGCACCTCCAGCTCGGCGACGAGCCGCCACGCGCACAGGTGGATTGCGCCGGACGCGTAGCTGGTACCGAGCGTGATGGACTGCACCGAGCGGACGCCGACGTCACCGGCCGCCAGCGAGAACGGCACCCATGTGCCTGCTACGGCGGTGGTCGGGAAACTCGACAGCGTCGCGGTTCGCCCGGCTGTGCCAGCCGAGTTGGTGTAGGACACGGTGGTGTTCGTGATCGGGGCGCCGTTGCCGGTGGCCGACGAGCACTCCAAAGCCAAGAACACGCCGGCGCCGTTGGTGCTGGCCGACTCGTCACGCGCCGGTAGGGTCGGCTGGCTGACCGCCTGCGCACCCGTCGCCGTGACCACCGGCACGTTGCCCCACAGCTTGTCGACCAGCCAAATGTGGCCGATCCCTCCAGTGTGGACAGCGGACCACTTCGCCAGGTACGAGTTCTCGCCGGCGACGGCGGCCGGAACCGGGATCGCACCGTTGACGATGCCGGAGATGTTGGCGCCGTTCAGCCCGCCCGAGGGCGCGGCCCCGGCGCCAAGCAGACCGGTCGCATACCAGGGCGTGTGCGGGATGCCGGCCGCCTCGTTCGCGGCGGTGTCCTTGCCGAAGACACGCGGGAAATGGATCAGCGCGTTGACGAGCTGGTCGAGACTGCCGATGGTCACCCGCGGCTCCTAAAGGTTGTAGTGCGTACGCACGCGCGAGTGGAAGCGCGAGACGCCGCCGCCATCGACGAAAAACCGGCCCCGTTCGGTGTCCACGGCGTCGTCGATGAGGGCGCCCGGCTTACGCCCCGCGAGCCCAGCGCGCTGCATGAAGGTCACGCCCTCGTCGAGGACGGCTGGGATGGGCGCGCGGGGGGAGGCGTAGTTGAGGATCGTCGCGATCCGCTCGTCGGTGCGCTGGTAGGCGAGGCCGTCGTTGGCCATCGCGATCTGCGCCTGTTGCCGGGCCGTCGTCCACGGCGACGTGGACTTGTAAATCTGGACGTGCGACACCATGCCGTACAGGTCGAAGCCGAGGACCAGGCCGTCGAAGACCAGCGGCGACGGCACCGACCCGGTCACCACACCGGTGTAGGCGATCCCGTCCGCCCAGCCGGTCAGCGCCGGCACGCCTGGGTTGACGGAAACAGTCGAAAGCTGACGCGCACCAAGCTTCCAGTTGGTGCCCGCACCCGGCGAGCCGGCGCCGGGTGTCGCTGTGATGTCCCACGTCAACCCGGCGTTTTTGACCTTCGCCCGCCAAGCCCCTGTGGTGTTGAAGCGGGTGATCTCCAAGAAGTGGCCCGAGCCGCCGCCGGAGAGCTGCATGAGTGTCGGGTACGCGGAGCCCATCGACTCGTCGACCTCGGTCCACACGGCCACAGTCAGCCACTCACCCGACGACACCGTGATCGTGTCCGCCAGGGTGACGTTGACGTACTTGCCGAACACGGCGATCTGCTGCCCGCCGACCACCACGATCTGCGGGTGGTTCACCGTCCGCGGCGCGTCATCGCCCGGCAGCGGCGCCCCTGTCCCGGGCGACAGCGAGGCGAGGGCCGCGTTGATGTCGGTGCTCGACGTCACGATCGGCTGGTAGGTGAGCGGGCCGAGGGTGCCGCCGGAGTAGTCCTCGTGCTGGGCCACGGTTTCGTGCATCGGCCAGTAGCCGATCAGGTCGTTGCGGCCCTCGTACCTGATGTACTCCGCCAGCGTCGAGATCAGCGTCCGGCCGTTGTCGAGCAACTGCTTGCGGTCGACTGCCGTGACGGTGATGAGGTTGTCGACGCCCTCAAGGTTTTCGACCGTGTCCGGGAGTTCGAGGAAACCGGAGAAGATCTCGAAGGTCTTGTAGCCGAGCGTCTCCGTGACCCAGATCGGCATGCCGAGTGTTAGCTGGATAGCCGCACCGGAGCGGCCCGGCGTGAGGTCGCCGGAGGAGTTGTCCAGGCCGAGTTCCAGGCGGCCCGGCCCGATCTGGTCCAGCTCGGTCGACCGGCCCGCGTATGCGACCAGGTCGGTCCGCCGGTACCGGACGTAGTCCGTGATCTCTACCACGGCGCCCGTGGCCTTCTGGACCCAGACCTGCGCGGTGTCGCCGAGGGTCATGCCCGCGTGAACGCTGTCGCGGGGTCACGTCCGTGGTCGAGCGACCAGCGGATGACTTCCTTGCGGATGTAGTTGCCGTCCGGGCCGACGAATGTGGCGTGCAGGTTGATCTCAGAAGGCATCGACGCGCCCCCGAGCGGGTTGCCGAACCGGCGGTTGATAGCCGAGAGCGTCGACGTCGCCTGCTGCCGCTTGCCCATCCCCAGCGGGATGTAGCCCTCGCCGCCGGTTTCGTCCTCGCCCCACACGCGCCACGACCCGGCCGGCGCAATCTGCGCCCGGTGGTTTTCGCCGCCGCTGGCGTAGAAGTCGATGGTGCCGCCCTCGGCGTTGAAGCTGCCCGGGCGGTAGTTGCTCTCGACGGGCGGCTTGCCGGTGACCGAGTAGTGGTATTTGATCTCGATCGGGATGTTCTTCGGAATCGACATGAGCTGATTGGCCAGGCGCTCCGCCTCTTCGCGCGTCTTCCCCATCGACATATAGGCGTCAATCATTGCCTGTCGGTAGGTTTCGAAGGTGCGTGCTGCCGCATCCACGTCGCCGGTCTGATCGTAGACCGCCTGCGCCGCCTGCGCCGCCGCCCGCGCCAGGTTGTTCAGTGCGGTCTGGTTGGCGCGGCCCTTGTCCGTGTGCAGGTCGAGGCTCTTGCCGTTCTCCTCGACGGATTTGGTGAGATCATCGACAGCCTGTTCGGCGGCGATCGTCGTATCCGACACCGACAGGTTGGCGCCGTTGAGCCTGTCAAACGCGGCCTGCAGAGAACCGACCGCGTCGATCGCGCCGCGCAGCGACCCGGCCAGCAGGTTCGTTTTCTCCGTGTGGTCCGCGGCCACCGAGATGCTCTTCTGCTCGGTCGTGGTAGCGCCGTCGAGCGCGGCCTGATAGGTCGGCAGAGCGCGTTTCAGGTCGTCAAGGGAGATGCCCTGCTTCTTGGCCTCCTCGGCGATCCGGTTGAACGCGTCCTCGGCGTCCTTCGTGTGCCCGCCGGACACCATCGCGGCGAGGGCCTGGTCGAGCTCGTTGACGCGTACCTTCGCGTGGGTCAGCGACTCGTCGAAGACCTGGCCCAGGCCGGTGATGCCCTCGACAAACCCTGATATGCCGTTGCCCGCCTTGGCCCAGAAGCCGGAGCCCAGCGTGCCAAGGTCGTATTTGAGCAGGCTCAGGTCATCACCGAAGAGCTTCGCCGCCTGGCCGGCAACCTTGCCGGTCCGCGCGAACTCGGTCAGATCGGTGTTGAGCTGCTGCATGTTGGGGGTCATGTCGTCGGCGAGCAGCGCCGATGCGGTTTGCATCGCGGCTAGCGCCAGCGTCAGCCGGCCGACCGCCGCGGTCACGGTGCCCAGCGCGCCCGAGAACCTCTTCCCGGTCGGGCCCATACCGTCAAGCGCGATCTGAGCCTCGCGCACCTTCTGGCTCATCTTCATCCACCCGGCGGCCGCGAGCGCCGTCACGCCGGTGAGGCCGGCCAGCACGACGGCGGTGGACTGCACACCCGCCGGCAGCATGCCGAAGCTGTCGACCATCCCGCCGAGCATCTGCACGAGCATGCGCAGCCCGCCGTTCGCGCCGCTCCCCGACTCGATCGCGAGGGTTTCAACGGACCCCTTCAGCCGTTCCAGATCGCCGGCCAAGTTGTTCGTCATGACCGCTGCCGTGTCGGCTGCGGCACCGGTCTTGTTGACACCCTCGGTGTACCGCTTCACCCCGGCCGCGCCGAGGTCATACATGACCGTCGCGGCACGGATCGCGTCACTGCCAAAGATAAGCGCCAGGGTCGCGTTGCGCTGCTCCTGCGTCATCCCACCGAGCGCGTCCTGGAGCTGCCCGGCGAAGTCGGCGAGCCCGACGAAGTTTCCCTGCGCGTCGTAGGCTTTCAGGCCCAACTCGCGCATCAGGGATGCGGCTTTCTCCGTCGGCGCCTGCAGGCGCATCAGCATGGTTTTCAAGCTGGTGCCTGCGTCGGAGCCCTGTAGACCACGGTCGGCGAACGAGGCCAGGGCGCCGGTCGTCTCCTCAAGCGAAATCCCCATGGCTGAGGCGACGTTGCCGGCCTGCTGCATGCCGAGGCTCAGACCGTGGATATCGGCAGCCGAAGTGTTGGCGGCGGAAGCCAGCACGTCGGCGATGTGGGAAACGTCCTGGCCCTTCAGGTGGAACGTGTTCATCGCCTGCGCGCTGATCGTGGCGGCGTCGGCGAGTTCGATCTGGCCGGCCGCCGCGAGGGACAGCGACCCGCGGAGCGCACCGGAGAGGATGTTGCTGGCCGAGACGCCGGCCTTCGCCAACTCCGTCTCGGCCTGGGCCGCCTGAGTCGCCGAATAGGCGGTGTCCTTGCCGGCCTGGAGCGCGGCCGCGCGGAGCTGCCCCATCTGGTCGGCGGTGGCACCGGCCACGGACTGCACGGCCGACATCTGCTTGTCGAAGTCGGCGGCGGCCTTAATTGCATACCCGGCGACGGCGAGAAGTGCGACGCCGACGCCCGCAGCGGCGTTGCTGATGTCGTTGAACCGGCCCGGCGACTTCCGGCCCAAACTGTCGATTTCGCCGGCGAACTGCTTCGTCGCGCGGACCGCCGAGCCGACACCGGCGACGTAGCCCTGGACTTTCGCGATCAGGTTGACGGAGACGGTGCGGTCGGCCACGGCCACCTCACCTCAACACGACGGCCGTGTACAGACCGCGCTGCTTCGTCTTCGCCTCGGCCCGGTTCTCGGCGTCGGCCTCGCCTATCCTGCACGCCTCGCACGTTTGGGCCACGACCTGCCAATGCCCAGCGGTTTTCGGGTCGCGGCACTCGTCGAGGTAGTTGCCGCAGCCGCTGCAACGGTTGTCGAGGTCCTCCTGGTACGCCAGGTGCCAGGCCCGGTCCTCATCGGTCCACTCCGGGTCCCGGACGGTCACCAGTCGGACGATCCGGCCGGCTTCGTCCCGCTCGACGGTGGTGACCTGCGATGGTTCCTGGCCCAGCCACCGCGACCGCGACGTGCCAGCGGCGACCGCCGCGGCTATTTCTGCTCGCCGCTCTCCGTCAACGCGGAGGCGGCGAGCGAGAAAGGGACCGGCGTCGTCCTCGCGTTCAGGTTCCAGGCGCCGTTGCCCAGGTCGTCCCACTGGGCCGCCGACAGCACATCGCACAGTTGCGCGACCTGCTCGGCGGTCATTGCCGGCTCGACGCAAGCCCGGGAAATGAGTTGGCACATCCAGTCGAACCACCGCCCCGACCACGCCTCGTCGGTCTCGCCCTTCTGCCGTTTCGGCTGGGTGGCCACGAAATCCGACCAGCGTTTGGCGGAGTCGGCGCGCATCGTGAACGTCACCTGGCTGGCGGCCATCTCCGCCTCGAGGGCCTTGACCCGCTCGGCCAGGATCGACGCCTCCGACCGCCGGCCGAGCGAGGCGGACTCGCGGGACGCCGACTGCAGCTTCCGCTCCAGCTCGCGCCATTCGGCGTCGAGGTCGCCGCGCAGGCACAGTGACACCGACGTTTCCGGCAGCCGGGCGCCGGCCAGGATGTCTTCGAACGAGGTCACGCGACAACCGCGCGGGTGTTCGGGTCGGCCATCAGGAAGAACGGCACAACCTCATCCCAGGTGCCGTCCGGCTTCGGTGGGACCTCGGACCGCTCGCCGGTGTCGAGCGGGTAGACCTCAATCTTCTGGGTGGACGCCCACGCTGTGGTGGCGTCGATGCCGCGCCGGACCGCAAGGAATCCGGTCGTGCGGTAGATGAACAGGTTGTAGGCGGTGTCCGAGACGTCGTCGTGGTGGAAGGTGACCGACACGTCGAAGCTGCGCCGGCCGGCGCGCATCGTGGTGAAGGTCGACTTGAGGTTGGAGACGTCGACGCCGTTGGTGCTAGCCGCGATATTGAGACCGTCCGGCGTGATCTTGTCTTCGAGGGCGGTACCGGCGTTCAGCTCGGCCACGGTCGGCGCGGCCAGGGTGACGGCGGTCAGCCAGGAGACCCGGACCCGACCGTCGATGATCACAACAGACATTAGCTGCTCTCCTCGCTGCTCTTCGCCGGCGCCTTGCGGCCCGACGCGGGTTCGGGTGTCGGCTCGGGCTTGGCGGCCGGCGCCGGATCTTCGTGCGGCGGGAATGCGGCCGCGTTGAGGTGTTGGCCGTTTTCGACCCAGCCGGAGACGCGCGTCCAGCCGCGGGCCTCGTAGTGCTCGATGGAGTCCTCGGGCACAACGCCCGGGTCCGCGACGTCGGGGTAGCGGATGACGCACCAGCGCATGTCGATCCCCCCTAGATCCGGTAAAGCTCGCAGGTCACGGACGTCTGGAAGGAGTGCGTGACCTGCGCGGTGTCGGTGGCGGGGTTGATTGCCGTGAGTGGGATGAAGATCATGCGGATGCCGGTGGTGGCCGGTACCGCGACCGGCGTGACGGTGCCCGGGTTGCTGCTTGCGGTGAGGTTGGGGTCGGCAACCGACACGTTGTCGGGGCTGCCGCCTGCGTTGATGACCCGCATGAGGCAGCCGTTCGGGCCGAACTGGGCACGGGCGATCGTGTCGGTGGCACCGACGCCGGTAGCGGAGGGCGTAACGCCCGCCGCGGCGATCCCCTGACTGGACAAGGCAGCCATTCGGCTGACCTCCTTAATGGGAAGGTCCGCCGATCGGCGGAGGGTGATCTCTTGCATGCGCGCTGTACTCTGCGCGGCTATGGACGAGCCCGTAGTGCAGGAACCGCGATCGGTAGAAGAGCCGCCACCCGCGAAGAAGAAGAGCCGGAACGGCCTGTGGGGCGCCCTGGTCGTCGTTGCCGCGCTGATCGGCTACGCCGTCTGGTCAGGCGTTTCGGGTCCGGAGCCGGCACCAACGACGGCCAGAAACTGCGCCGAATGGACAGCGAAGGGCTCGACCAACCGGGTGATCCAGGCCCGCACCATGTTGATCAGCCTTCGGAACGTCGACGGCCTGCAGGCGCCCAGCCAAAGCCAGGTCGAGCAGTTCGCATCCGGGCTGACGAACGCCTGCGAGGCTTCTGCAGCGCAAGCGTCGAAGCTGTCCGAGGTCGCGGCTGCGCTCTACCTGACGGAGAAGACCCGTTTCGGCAGCTAGCCCGTGGTCGTCAGCCGGTAAACCTGGACCAGGTCGACGATCAGCGGTGAGGCCTTCTCGTCGCGGCGGGGCGGCTGAGCCGCCTCCTGAATGATCTTGTCGCAGCTCCGCCCCGCAATGGTCGGCCGGACATCCAACAGCGACGAGCGGACCTGCATCGCGACCGCCCGCGCCGACGTGTCATTGATCCCGACGCAGTGGCAATACCAGCGGGTCACGAACGTGTCGGACGTGCCCCGCAGCCGGTTGCCCTGATGCCCGCGCGGACGCTCGATGTGCGTGAACACCCGCACATACCGGGTCGCGCCCGGCGGCACCTTCTCGTCGTCGTAGACGATCCCGGCCAAGTCAGGGTTCGCGTTCAGCAGCGCCAGACCGGCTTGTGCGTGGAGCTCGTCGAGCTGGTCGGCCACGTCAGCGGCCCTCCAGCATCCGTCCGCCGATGTCGCCGAGCGCCTTCTCAAACCTGGGCCGCTCGGCCTCGGCGGCCGGCAGACCGCCCGGGATCGGGGCGTTGTTCTCCGTCCCGAACTCGATGATGTTGCCGAGCGCACCCTGACGCTTGTCCTTGTCCGGGCCGATCTCCGCCTCGACCCGGCCCAGCCCAAAAGTCACGTCGAACGTGACGGCGGCCGACAGCGCAGGTGCGTGCGCAATCCCGGACCAGCGCTGCCGCCAATCCGTCTTCACGTTGACCGCGCCCTTGGTGACCACCCCGGCGAACTCGTCGACCGACCGGGTCTGCGCACGCGCGAAGTCGGCGAGCAGCTCGCCCAGGCCGTGAACCTCGACCGTCACGTCAACTCCTCCGCCACGACCCGGCGGGCGGTCGCATGGGTCTTGTGCGCCAGATGCCGAATCCACACCTGCCGACCGGCCAGGTCCGCGTCATGGACCGACGCCGTCACCGTGACCCGGTCGTCGACCTTCAGCCCGGTCACCGACATCGGCAGTTGCACCTCGAGGCGGAGCATCCGGTCATACTGCTCGGCGGTGTCCTCGACCCGCGCCTCCGTGGTGCGCTGCTGGATGCGGCACTTCCCGCTGTACAGCGTCGTGTAGGTCGGGGTGACCGCGCCGGTAGTCGTCGACGTCGCCTCGCCCGTTTCCCGTTCGATGAGGCATGCGTCGACCATGAGGGCCTCGGCGGCGGCGCGGCCGCGGGCGAGGACTGGCGCCGGGTTCAGCATCGGCGCCTCCTCAGCAGCAGCGGTTGACCACGCCGGTGTCCGGCCTGGTGACCGTCCCGGTGTCCGGGCGCGTGACCGTGCCGGTGTCCGGGCGGAGCTGGATCGCACAGACGCACAGCGCGTCGGCGGCCGAGGCGGTGTCGCCCAGCGCCTTAGGTGTGGTGCCGTCGACCGACACCGAGATGCTGTCCGCACCCGCACCGGTGTCCGCGAGGGTTGCCGCGGCGGTGACCCCGAGGGTGTCGAGGGCCGAGCCGGCCTGGGTGAGTGCGAGCGCGGCCAGGACGGTGACCGTGTCGGCGGCGGTGACCGGGTCGGCGAGTGAGGTGTTGGCCGAGACGGCCAGGGTGTTCGCGGCAGCCGCGGCGTCGGCCAGGGGCACGGCGGCTGCGACGGTGACCGCGTCGGCTCCGGTCGCGGCCTGGGCCAGCGGCACCGCGGCGGCGACGCTGGCTTGGTCGGCGGCCGAGGCAGTGTCGGCGAGCGGGACCGTGGCGGACACCGCAGCCGCGTCGCTGCCCGAGGCGGTGTCGGCGAGGCTGATCGGTGTGGCCCCGGACCCCGCTTTGAAGGCGATGACCAGCTCTTGCCGGTCGCCGCACCCGTTCGTCCAACTGGCCGAGGTGGAATAGCTGCCGCCCGCACCGGCGATCAGCTCGCTGTAGAAGGTGACCACGTCGGCGGATGTCGTTCCACCGGATGCCGCGGTCATCTGGTTGACGAAGCTGTTCGTCCAGCTCGGACTCGTCGGCTGCGGCGAACCGCCCGAGTGCAGGCATGCGGCGGCGATGATCAGGTCACCGGTGGCGGTCGTGGTCACCGACACGCTGGTCGTGGTGGTGCCGTTGGAGCTCGCGATCGTCGAAGAGTTGGAGACGTCGAACGGCGAGCCGGCGTTGCCGGAGTACTCCGCTGCGGTGATGCAGATCGTGTCGGAGACGCTCGGCGTGCAGGTGATCGTCGTCTCGGTGCCGTCGGAGATCCGGTACCAGATGTAGGTGCCGTTGCCGTCGATAACGGAAGGGCCGGCGGTCCACGTGCCGGTGATGCTGACCGTCGCGTCGGAGTTGGCGGTGACGACGAGCAGGTTCCCGGTCGTCGGGGTGGCCCAGCCGTCGTCGGCGCCGATCGAGACGCTGGCGGCGTTGGCGCCCTTGGCCTTGCGCTGGACGGCACTGAAGGCCACGGCCGCCCCCTACGCGAGGTCGAACGTCAGCCCGTTGAGCTGGCTCATGTTCGTCACGCCCAGCGCTGACATCTGCGCAACCGTGCGGGTGACGCCGTTCGCGGGGACGCTTACCGCGCGCAGCTCGGCGCCGGCGGCGTCCCGCACCACCACGCGGACGCCCCGGCCCAGCATGTTGTCGACGATAACCGCGCCGGTCTGGTCGCCCTGCGACGTCGTGTAAGTGGCGTTGCGTAGCACGCCGGTGCCGTCCGTGTAGAAGATGACCGCTTCGATGACCTTCGCGCCGGACGCGTCGCGGAGGGTCTGGATGATCTGGCCGGTGAGGGCGGGCATCAGCTGAACGTCAGGGTAGCGGTGGCCGTCCACGTCTGCCCGGACGCCTTCGTCCCTTGGGCGATGCCGGCCTTGTGGTTCAGCAGCGGCGCCGTGACCGTGTTGCCGGAGGCAGTGCCGGCGTCGATTCCGAACTCGTTCCAGGCGAAGTTGCCGTCCGAGGTGCCGAAGGTCGCCGACCAGGAAAGGGTCCGGGTGCCGAGCGTGCCGGCCCCGGACACCAACTGGAACCAGCGGTTCGCCGAGCCGGCCGCCGCGTTCAGGTCGGTGTCGGTGTACGCCTCGGCCGTGTTGGAGTTGCCGGCGCCGATACGTGTGTGGGTGGCGTCGTACGCCTGCGTGGCGCCCTGGTTGGTGAGCAGGTTCATCAGCCGCGTCCAGCCGGCGTTCGTGATGAGGTTCCCGACCAGCTCGGTAGTCAGATACGGCCGGACGCCGTACATCGCGAAGTCGGCGCCCTGCGGCGCAATCAGCCCGGTCCGGTGGCGCATCCACGCGGTCTGCTCGGCGTCCCAGCGGTCCACCCGCCACACCGTGGTGGCACTGGCTTGGTCGATGGCCATTGCGCTCCTATCAGCAGCTCACCGTGACATACGCCGACGTGCCGTAGGCGTCGGCGATCGCCTGTTCCATCTGCGGGGTCATCTGCATCCGCGCGTCAGCCTCGGCGTACGTGACCTTGTAGTCGTCGATCGCCTCCGACAGGACACCGGTCGGGTTCGGGTAGCACATCCTGGCCAGCGACAGCGTCATGCTCCGCGCCAACTGCAGGCCCTGCGAGCCAGCGAGGAGACCGTGGCTGGACGTCACCTTCACCTGGGACGGCTGCGAGCAGGTGGTCAGCCACCCGTTGAGCCGCCACAACTTCTGGTTGCGTAGCACCCAATCGGTGATGGTCACCCCGTCGAGGACAACCAGCGCCACCGACCGGACCGGGAGCTGCGGCAGCGGAAGGTAGTAATCGTTCGACCACGGGTCGATGTCGATGACCGCGGTGTCGGTGACGTCGAGGATCCGCTGCCCGCCGGCGGCCCGCTGCACCCGTGCAGTCGCCAGCTCGAGCACGAGCGTCGCGGTCGACGCGTCCAGGTCGGACTGCAGCAGCGAGGCGAGGTCCGAGGCAGTTGCGAGCTGATCAGCCATCGGACCTCCCCGCCGTCACTCGCCGCCGTACAGCGCGACCAGGTCGTCGCGTTTCATCGCCTCGGCGTCGGCCTGGTCGAGGCCGTGGACGGCGACGACGTAGGCGACCCAGTCGGCCTTCGACGCGTTCAACGCGGGCCGCTTCGCATCACCGGTGGCCGGGTCCGCGCCCGCCTCGGCCATGGCTTCGAGCTCGGCGATACGTTCCCGCAGCCGCTGCAGCTCGGCGTCCTTCGGGTCGACCTCAGCGGTCCGTCCGCCGACGATCGGGGTCGGTGGGCCGCTGTACGGCGACCCGTCCGCCTCGACCCGCACCAGTTCCCGCTTGGCGAGCTGCTCGCCGTACAACTCCGGCAGCGGCAGGTCCATCTCCCAGATGGCGCCGCCGCTGCCCCGGAAAAATCCGGTCTCCTTCGCCGCCGCCATCAGGTGTTCCGGGGGACGCGGAACGCGGTCACCGTCATGACCACGCTCGTCTCGACGATGAGCGAGCCGTCGGACTGGATGAACCGGTTCGACTCGACCGGCCCGATCCAGCGGGTCGCGCCGTTGGCGACCGTGACGGTCAGGACACCCTGCCCGCCGGCGACGTTCGGCGGGTTGGTGCTGGGCAGCAGCGAGATGGTGCCGGAGCCGCCGGACGCGTTCGCGACGCGCAGCAGCGTCAGCTCGGGCACCGACTGGCGCCGGTTCGGCGAGATGTCCGGGATCTGCAGCCCGTTACCGGCGCCGGCGACGGTGGCGACGCCGGTCGGGTCTGCGAGATCCGAGTTGGCGACCAGGTTGCTGTATGGCAGGGCCACGCGAGCCATAGGTCACTCTCCGATCAGGTCTGGGACGCGATCGCCGTGGCGATCGAGTCGGGGCGGACGAGCTTGCCGCCGTACAGGGTCAGACCCTTCACGGCGTCGGCGAACTTGCCTTCGGGCCGGTACGCCTCGGTGTTCTCGGGGCCGATCTGCTCGGCGTAGCTGATCGCCGTGTTGTTGCCGGCCAGCACCAGGTAGTCGTCGCCGGTGACCAGCGGCGAGTTGTTGCTGACCATGATGTCGAAGCCGCAGGCGCGGCCGACGAACCCGTTGCGCAGCGTCTCGGTCGAGCCGGACGCGTCCGCGCGGACGAACCGGTCGTCACGCAGAGCCCGGCCGTGCAGCCACGGGTTGATGACGCAGTAGCGGCCCTCGGTGTCGACGTTGGCCTCGTCGAGCTTCACCTTCAGCGGCACCAGGATGCTGTCGTAGAAGGCGGTCGGGGTGCCGGTCGGGACCGCGACGGTGCCGACCTGGTTGGCGGTCTGCGCGCCCGTGTAGAACGACACGATGAACTGGTCGATCTGGTCGCGGAGCTTGTACGCGGCGCGGCGCATCGCCTCCGGCATGACATCGCCGGACGCCTGCCGCTTGTCGACGTCGTCGACGAAGAACGCGAAGTATTTGGCCTGGTCGATGACCATGGTCCGCTGCGCGTCGGTGAGCTCTTCCGGGGTGACCGTGGTCACGTTCGGGGTGTAGGTGCCGATCGTCGGGTCGGAGATCGAGGTGATCCGGACGGTGTCGCCCTTCTCGCGGATCTCGCCCTCGTAGTCGCGGTTGACGACCATCGGGCCGCCATACACAAGGGCCTTCCGCAGGGCCACCAGAAGCTCGGCGGCCCAGATCTCCGGCCGGAACCGGGTGATGGCCATGGGGAACCCCTTTCAAGGGTTGTCAGGTGCCCCGCATCAGGTCGGCGAGTTGCCCCTTGGCGCGGGCGTCGACGATCTGTTCCGGGGTCATGCGTCGTAGGTCCTGCTCGGTGAGCTGCGGGACCGACGTGCCAGGCCGCGGGCCTCCGTCGGCGCCACCCGGGAACCGCGAGGGTGGCTGCTGGGCCGGCGCCGGGCCGGCCACCTTGAAGCGGTCGTTGCTGGTCACCGCGGCCGTGATCGCCTCGGTGAGTTTGGTGCTGAAGTCGCCCGCCGTCGGGTCGAGCTTCGAGATCGTGTCGACGAACGCGCGGGAGTCCAGCAGCAGTTCGGCGTTGCCGCCGGCCGTGGCGGCGGCCTTCCACACGGCGAGCTCGACGGCGGCTTGCCGGGTCGCGGTCTGCGAGGCGGTGAGCTGCTCGGTGAGTTTCGCCGGGTCGGCCGGGGCCTCGGTCAGCCCGAGCGCTTTCGCGACGTCGGCCGCGAGCTGCTTGCGGGCGTCGGCGGCGGCGTTGTCGCGGGTCGTGGTGCGGGCCTTCATGTCCGCGGCATCGATCTGCGACTTCAGGTAGGCGCGGGCCTCAGGCGTGAGCGACGCCGGGTCGAACGGCGCCGGCTGGGCCGGTGCGGGCTGTGGCGTCGGCGGTGCTGCCGGGTTCGGGGTTGGCGCCGGGCCGGCCGGCGTCGGGTCTGCCGGCGCGCCGGGCGCCGGGGCAGGCTGGGTCAACAGGTGCTCCATGGTTGGCCCGACACACCGGGTGCCGGGGATCGGTGGTGCTCAGATGAGGTAGCCGTGCTGCCGTAGCAGTCGGACCGCCTCGTCGCGGTCGCCGCGTGCGTCCGCGTAGATCTGCTCGGGCATGAGCCGGCCTCGCCGGGCCACACCGCGGCGGCTCGTCGACTCGCTGGTGATGAGTCGGCCGCCGGCCGTCTGCATGCCGCGGCGGGCGTTGACCACCTGCGCCGGGTCGGCGCCGTCGCGGATCGCCTCCGCGCCGGCCTTGGTGAACACCCGGTCCTGCTCGGTCTGGCTGAGCGAGTCGAAGTAGCCGCGCGCGCTGACCTTCAGGTCGCGGCTGAAACCCTTCGTCGCCGGGACGTGTACGCAGTCGCACCGCGGATGCCGTTGGAAGCCCTCGTTCCACCGGTACCAGCGTCCGGCCAGGATCGCGCACCGGGAGCACGACGGCGGGGTGAGCTGCCTGGTGTAGCCGCCACCCCGGGCGGCGATCGCCGTGCCCGTCGCCGCGCGGCCGGCGTCTGCGACCTGCGTTCGCACGATCATGTCCAGTGACAGCCGGCCCACGCCGAGGGCCCGCTCGACGCCGACCCCACGCTGCAACGCTTCGAGGGTCCGGATCGCCGGCTCGTACAGCAGCGTCCGCAGCTCCCGGCCGTCGGAGGCGATCCCAGCGAACATCCGCGGCGCCACGGTGCCGGCCGCCTCGAGGTCGGCGCCCTCGGCGGCGAGGACCAGGGCCACGTAGTGGTCGGCCGTCTGCGCCGCGAGCAACTGCGCGCCACTGGTCGCCGCGAGGGGCCGGTCCAGCAGCGCCGTCCACGACGCGGTGATGCTGCCGGGGTCGACCAGCCCCCACGTCTGGTCGGCCACGGCCGCCGCGGTGCGGGCGAGGACTACCTGCTGGGCCCGGCGCTGCTGCGCGAGCTCACTCGGGCTGGCCATCGGGCACCACGCCCGGCTGGCCGCCGCCCTGGCCGAGCGCCCGCGTCATCGCCCCGATCGGGTCCTGCTCGCGTTCCCGCTCCCGCATCGCCTGCACACGGGCCAGCTCAGTCTGCGACAGCCCGTACCGTTCGGCGAGCCACTCGAACGGGAACCCGATCGTCTGCAGCTTCGTGAGCGCGTCGACGAGCTGCGCCTCCGAATGGTTCTCGGCGTCCTTCCACTGCACGACCCCGAACCGGCACTGCTCGGCGACCGCGGCCTCGTCACGGACCAGCGCCTGCAGCCGGAACACCTCA